ACCCTTGGTATTACTCATTGTTTAATAATGTTGGTAACTCTGTTTATTCAGGTTCATCATTCTACACAACAATTGTTGATTTTGCAACAACAACAACCTCTTCAAATTGTGCTTCTTTTGTGAATTATAGTGTAAGTGGTGTGACAGGAGGAATTAATTACAATACTAACACAATTAATGTTATTTTACCATACGCCACTTTCTCATCTGCAACTTTAACAAATGTTATCAGTAACTTTAGTGCATGTACAACGGATATCACAGTTAATTCAGTTCCACAACAAAGCGGTGTAACTACTAATGATTTCTCAGGTGGTTGTTTAACATATGTATTAACTTCTGAAGATGCATCAGTTACAACTGAATGGACTGTTTGTGTTACAATTGAAAATCCTTGTAATCCGGCGGTAACAGGAAGTACAGGTTCTCAAAATACAGGTTCATTTGTAACTTGTTATAGTGGAAGTATGATGGGTACAATTTATGTGTATTCAGGTACAGCTTATACTGACTTTGACGATTTAGTAATCGCTACTTTACGTTCAAGAGGTGTCGCTAACTACTCTAATGACGATGGTGCGGTATACGAAGTATCAGGATTAACAGATGTTCAAATGTTATGTACAGGACCATACAGTGGAATCAGTACAAACCCTTACGCAACATTTGGTTTAAATGTTACAGGAAAAACAGGTACACAGTATTTCTTTGAAACTTCTTTCACTAACTCAGACCCAAAATATATTTCAAAAGTATTTGGTTCGTCAAACTTTAGTAAACCAAAATCGGTTGTTCCATTGTTTGTTGAAGAAAGATATCAAGCTTTATTAAACTACGGTTATAAGAAAGGTTATGTAAGAGGTTTAAATTGTGAATTAATTTCTTTACCTGATGCAAGACAAGGTTCTGACGGAACGTCAATCGCTTGGTACTTAGAACAATATCAATCACCAAGTTCTCCTTGGGTTGTTTCTGAATTAAGAGGTAATAAAGTATTTAACTTATTTAAATTTACAACAATCGCTGATGGTAATTCTGCGAATATTGAAGTTAAAATTTCTATAGCAAACATTTCATTCAGTAACGGTACATTTGATGTATTAATTAGAGATTTCTTTGATAGTGATGCAAATCCTGTGGTACTTGAGAAGTTTACTAATTGTGCTATGAATCCAAATGAAAATAACTTTATCGCACAAAAGATAGGTACTGTTGATGGGGAATATCAACTGAACTCAAAATATGTGATGATTACTATGAATGAAGACGCTCCGATAGACGCACTTCCTTGTGGTTTCGAAGGTTATTTAACAAGAGAGTATGCTGGTGGTAAGTCTCCGTTCCCAATTTATAAAACTAAATATGACTACCCTGGTGAAGTTATTTATGACCAACCATTCGGTACTTCAACAGGTGCGAACGACGCTAACACAAGTCCGGGTGACAATGTAAGAAGAACTTATTTAGGTATTTCTGACACAATTGGATATGACGTAGATTTCTATAGTTATAAAGGTAAACAACTTCCATTAGATATTTGTAACGATACAACTGGTGATAATTGGGCGTATTTAACAAGAGGTTATCATATGGACATAAACGCACAGTCAATCTTGATTCCTTCAGGATTTGCAACTGCGGGACAACCAAAATTCTATGTGGGAAGTTCACCATTTACAACTGACCCTGAAAATACTGATAACCAATATTATAGATTATTCGCTCGTAAGTTCTCATTACTATGTAATGGTGGATTTGACGGATGGGATATCTATAGAGAATCAAGAACTAACCTTGATAGATTCGTATTAGGTAGAACAGGATACTTGAATGGAGCTTGTTCTTCAATCAAATACCCAAATGCAACAGGATGGGGAGCGTTTAAACAAATTTCAGTAGGTGATAACACTATGGATTGGGGTAACACCGACTATTACGCTTACTTATTGGGACAGAAGACATTCTCTAACCCTGAATCAGTTAACATTAACGTTTTTGTAACACCTGGTATTGACTATGTAAACAATAGTGACTTGGTTGAACAAGCGGTTGAAATGATTGAGTATGATAGAGCGGATTCATTGTATATCTGTACAACTCCTGACTACAAAATGTTCACACCATCATCTTCAGACCCAACGGATTTAATTTATCCAACTGAAGCGGTTGATAACTTAGACACAACAGGAATTGATTCTAACTACACCGCAACTTACTATCCTTGGGTACTTACAAGAGATTCGGTAAATAACACTCAAATCTACCTTCCAGCAACAGCTGAAGTTTGTAGAAACTTAGCGTTAACCGACAACATTGCATTCCCTTGGTTTGCAGCGGCAGGTTACACTCGTGGTATCGTAAATGCGGTTAAAGCACGTAAGAAGTTAACACAAGAAGATAGAGATACACTTTATAAAGGAAGAATTAACCCTATTGCAACTTTCTCTGATGTAGGAACTGTAATATGGGGTAACAAAACTCTTCAAATTAAAGAGTCGGCTCTTGACAGAATTAACGTAAGAAGATTGTTATTACAAGCTCGTAAATTGATTTCAGCAGTTTCTGTGAGATTGTTGTTCGAACAAAACGACCAAAAAGTAAGACAAGATTTCTTAAATGCTGTTAATCCAATCTTAGATGCAATCAGAAGAGATAGAGGTTTATACGATTTCCGTGTAACAGTTTCTTCAGACACTGCTGATTTAGATAGAAACCAAATGACAGGTAAGATTTATATCAAACCTACAAGGTCTCTTGAGTTCATAGATATTACATTCTATATAACACCAACAGGAGCGTCTTTCGAAAATATCTAATAACCTTAAATGACAGACCAGTAGAAATACTGGTTTGTCATTATATTTAATAATATGAGAGTTTATTTAATTGAAACAGTAAGAGAAGAGTTTACACCTGATACAGTATATTGGGCGTTTGACTGGGATGACAATATTTTAACCATGCCCACTCAGATTGTTCTATTAGACGATAATGGTGAAGAAGTTCTTATGTCTACTGAAGATTTTGCAGAACATAGACATCAAATCGGTGTTGAACCTTTTAAATATAAAGGAAAAAATGTTGTGAGTTATGCAAATGACCCATACAGGTTTTTCTCAAACAAAGGGGACAAACGTTTTTTAATAGATGTGATGTTTGCTGAAGAAGGTCCTGAATGGAGTAAATTCGCAGAAACAATAAATAACGGTTCAATTTTTGCAATCGTTACTGCTAGAGGACATTCACCATTAGTGATACGTAAAGCTATCGAAAACATGATTGAGTCCAATTATAAAGGAATCAATAAAAAAGAATTAGTTAAAAATTTAAGAAAATATCGTCACTTCGCTGAGGAAGATGATATGAGTGATAATGAATTAATTAATTCTTATATGGATATGAATAAGTATTATCCTGTGACTTATGGACAAGGTTCGGCAGCTCAACCTGAAAAATTAAAAGTAGAAGCTTTAAAAGAATTCCATAATTATGTTAATTACATATCAGGGATTTTACATAAACCAGCATACTTAAAGAATTTAATATCAAATAGATTTGTACCTAAAGTAGTATTTTCAGATGATGATAGAAGAAATATTGAATATGCACATAAGAGTTTAAGTAATGACCCTGAAAGCAAATTTGAATTTATTTTAACACAAGGAGGAAAGAGACAAAAGTATGAACCAGAAAATTAATAACCTAGTCTAGTGTAAATTTCTTATAAAAAAACTAAAAGTAAAGAGAAAAATTTTTAAACTAGATATTTATAAAAAAACATAAAATAAAAAAATTAAAAAAATAACAATATGGCTGATTTACTGATGAAAATGCCGGTACCTTACGAACCCAAAAGGCAGAACCGATTTATATTAAGTTTTGATTCAACTTTGGGTATAAATGAATGGTTCGTAGAAAGTGCTTCAAGACCACATATAACAATTAATCCAACAGAAATTCCATTTTTAAATACTTCTACATATGTAGCAGGTAGATTTACATGGGGTACTATTAACGTTACATTCCGTGACCCAATTGGACCTTCAGCGTCACAAGCTTTGATGGAATGGGTTAGATTATGTGCTGAGTCAGTAACAGGTCGTATGGGATATGCCGCAGGTTATAAGAAAAACGTTGAAGTTAGTATGTTAGACCCAACAGGTGTTGTTGTTGAGAAATGGATATTAGAAGGTACTTTCTTAAGTGATGTTAACTTCAATAACTTGGATTATAAGTCCGATTCATTGGCAACAATCACGGCTACTTTGAGAATGGACCGTTGTATTTTAGTATACTAATAAAAAAAACAATACAAAATTTTGTAAAATCCTGTATATATTGTTATACAGGATTTTTTTATGGAAGAATATTCAGGATACACATGTAATAGATGTGGAAAAGTGTTTGAAACTAAAGAAGAGTTTATTAAACAACACAAAGAAGAAGTTAAAAATGAAAATAAAGATTGATTTATTTAATTCTTAAATTATTTTTATAATAAAATCGAAATATGATGGATAAGGATTTATACCAAGCTGCAACAGAAAACTTTAATTTACCACATGACATGGTTCAATTACCTTCAGGTGGAATTTTTTACAAAAGTAAGAAAAAATCAGTCAAAGTTGGTTATTTGACGGCTGTTGATGAAAATTTACTAAATAGTTCTAATATTGAAAGAGAGGGATTAATGATGACTCTTTTAAGAAATAAGGTTTATGAACATGATTTAAGACCTGAAGAGTTGTTAGATGTTGATATCCAAGCAGTTTTGTTATTTTTAAGAAATACTTCTTTTGGTCCTGAATATAATATGTCTGTTTTAGACCCAAGAACAAACAAGTATTTTGATACTACAATTGTATTAGACGAACTTAATATTACCCGACCAACAAGTCTACCTGATGAGACCGGTCTTTTTGAAACTAAATTACCAAAAACTGGTGTGGTAGTTAAGTTAAAACCTTTATCATATGGTGAAGAAACTGAAATTGAGAAGTCTTTAGAAAAATACCCTGTAGGTTTAGTTCCACCTACTATAACAATGAAATTACAAAAACAAATTGTTGAAGTTAATGGTGATACCTCACTTTCTACTATATCTAAATTTGTAAATGAACTTCCAATCTTGGATTCAAAACATATTAAGAATTTTTTAAGAGAAAACGTACCTTCATTGGACCTAAAAAGACAAGTTAAAACCCCATCAGGAGAAATAGTTACAGTTCAAGTAGCGTTTGGGGTTGAGTTTTTTCGTCCGTTCTTCCAATAATAGGGAATATCTGCTCAATAGTTACTATTTGATGGCAAAACATCTGAATACTTCTTATTCAGATTTTATGTCTATGCCGACATTTGAACGTGAATTTTTATGTAATCGAATTATTGAATTAAATACACCATCAACATAAAAACATAAATCAAATATTTATTTAAAAATGAATAACAATGTTTGTACTTGGTGATTTAGATGATGCTGCTAATAGTGCAGGTAAATTAAATGACGAATTTGCTGCGATAAGTTCGGAAATGTCAACTATTACAGGTCTTTTTGGGACATTTAATAATTTAGTTAATACGAATTTATTAGACCTTACAAAAATGAGAGATGTTCTCTTATATGTTGACAGGTCGGCTATGAATATTTCAAAATCATTTGGACAAGGTCGAGAAAATGTAACACAATTAAAAATTGCAATGGCGGATGCATATGTTGAAGTTGCTAAAATGGGTGGTACGTATAAAGATATTGCGGAAATACAAGGAAAAGTTGCTGCTGATTTAGGTCGAAATGTTATTCTACAATCTGACACTATTGAAAAATTATTTGCAACACAAGAAGTTACAGGACAAAATGCTGAGGTAGTTACAAAATCATTTAAAGATGCTGGAATGAGTGCTAATTTGGCTGTGGAGGGGATGCAAAAAGTTGTTGATATTTCAAGAAGTCAAGGAGTTAATGCTCAGGCAGTGTCTAAACTTGTTGTTGACAACATGAAAAATTTAAACATGTATACATTTCAAGGAGGTGTTGACGGTTTGTCTAAAATGGCGGCACAAGCAACATCAATGAGATTTAGTATGAGTGAAACATTTAGATTTGCTGAGAAAGTATTTAATCCTGAAGGGGCGATTGAGACTGCGGCTGCTTTACAAAGATTAGGTGTGACTCAAAGTCAATTATTAGACCCATTAAGATTAATGGATTTAGCTCAAAATGACCCAACAGAATTACAAAATCAATTAGTTCAAATGACTGAACAATTTGTTCAACTTAATTCAAAAGGACAATTTGAAATTATGCCTGATGCTAAAAGACAGTTAAGGGCTATTTCTACCGAGTTAGGAATTGGTTATGACGAACTTGTAAAAATGTCAATTGGTTCTGCGGAAGTTGCTGATAAAATGAATAAAATTAGTTTCCCAACAGGTGCATTTAGCGAAGAAGATAAAAAATTTATAGCTAACATGGCAGAGATGGGACCTGGTGGTGTTTATACTTTAAAGGTTGATGGTAAAGATGTTGGTATCGAACAGGCGATGGATATCTTTACTAAAGATAGGACTAAGTTTGATAAGTTTATGGAAGCGTCAAGACCTAAAACAATGGAAGATTTGGCGATTGAACAATTAGATACTTTAAAATCAATGTCGGCTGCTTTAAATTCTATGATGAATAGAACGTCTATTGCTGCTAGTGGTTCAAAAGTTGGAGAAACTATATTATCTGGGTATCGAGAAGCATACAATATTCCTGCTAGGACTATGTCAGGAGAAGCTTTTGATACTGAAAATATGAGAATTAAATTTGATGAACTTGGTACTGGTATATCTGATATTTTTACAAAAATTACTGAGGGTAATTTTGATTTAGCGGATGCAGCATCAAAAGTAGAGGGGGCGTTTAAAGGTCTTGGTGATTATCTTAAAGATGAACTTTCATCAGTAATTGGTAATTTAAAGGGTGAAGGGGAAAAAATAGTGAATGGTGGTAATAAAACATTAGAAATGGAAGACTTTATATTAAAAACACACCCAAAGGATTCTATAGTTTTTACACCTGATATGATGGTTGGTGGTACTAATTTGTTTGGTGGACAACAAAATAGTCTGAGTGAAACTAAAAATACCCATGATATTAATTTAAATGTTAATTTAACATCAACGGGTACTGATTTAAATCAAATAACTAAAAAAGAAATATTAGAACCATTAGTTGCTCATATACAAAAAGTAATTACAGGTGATGGATTGTTAAATAAAAATGGTAAAACACCAAATCCAATGGTTAATTATCAGGTTTAATATTAGAAATAAAATTTGAGGTATTTATTAATAAAATTATTCGATGTCAGATAGTTCATTATCATTTGCTTCAACCTCGACGTTTAGAAACAACCTTTTAGGTAGAAATCTTGCTCCGTATACTGTACAGGGTGTTTTTACACCTCCAATAAGTAATGTTGCTTATGAAACAGTTTTAACTGTTACAAATGTAATAGATTCTCCTGATAACTTGATTGCTGATGATGTATTTGCTAATCAACTTTATCCATTAAATGAATACGGTCCTGATGGGGGGTATAATACAACAATTACGTTTAATGGTCCTCCATTACCTGTAGCCTCTAATAGTGGTGAATATAGTCCTAATGACACTGTATTAGATATTATAAATGAGGCAACTATAAATGCTCAATTTATTGAAAATAGATTTGGTCCTACTGGTGGATTTGAAGATTTATATTTTGTTGATAATATACAGTTAAATGGTATTACAAACAATCCTTATTGGCAACCACCAAGTTTTTTACCTTCATTTTATACACCATATGAGATTTTAACAAATGATAACCCAAATGGTTCTAATGGTTTATTATCTCAAGATTCTTTTATCGCTAGAATTGGTGCAGAAAGATTACAATTTGCGTTTCAACAAAGAGTCGCAGCTGAAATCTTCCAAAACACTGTTGGACAAGTTAATTTATCGTCATTACAAGACCCTTTTGAAGCAAGTTTAATCGTTACGGGTCAACAACCGCTAATTTATAAGAATTGGAGAATTACAGTTCCTGAGAATCCAATATTAAGAATTGTTGATTTAGCAACGAGATTATCATCCGCTTATTGGCCTGTTTCACCGATACCTGGTGATTACTTTGAGATGGGAGGTGTTCCTCAAAATCAACAAACTTCATTGGCTTTAAATGTTGCTAATCAGTTAACAGGTGGATTTTTAGGACCGGTATTGAATTTTACAAGAAGTTCTTCTGAAACATTTTTGGCAAATACTGGAAACGGACAAAGGTCGGCATTATTTGCCAATATAGATTATAATAGATATCAACCACCATATGATAAAAATTATGGAGGTATTTTGGGTGTTATTTCGGGTGTTGCTAATTTATTAACCAATTTAATAAATCCTGATAACGGAACACTTATTGGTGGTTATTATGTTGGTAGTAGAAATGCTGAACCATCAACAATTACTTCACCACCAAATCAAGTACCTGTCAATGTCTTTGGTGAACAAGTTCAAGCTCCTGTTTATGGACCATCTGAATTAGGTATTTTATATGAAGGTAACCAAGAAGTTTTAAATTTTGGTTTAGCTTCTAAAACATATAGTGATGGTGGTGGTATTGGTGGGGGATTTGTATGGGTTTCACCAAAATATAAAGATAATGCTGGTTACAAACCAACAG